CCCGGGCAGTTTGTTGCATGGTGCCGGGAAGAAGCATCCGTTATCGCCGGACTGCCAAACGTCAGCGAGCTGGTTGATATGGTTTACGAGTATTGCCGGAAGCGAGGCCTGTATCCGGATGCAGAGTCTTATCCGTGGAAATCGAACGCGCACTACTGGCTGGTTACCAACCTGTATCAGAACATGCGGGCCAATGCGCTTACTGATGCGGAATTACGCCGTAAGGCCGCAGATGAGCTTGTCCATATGACTGCGAGAATTAACCGTGGTGAGGCGATCCCTGAACCAGTAAAACAACTTCCTGTCATGGGCGGCAGACCTCTAAATCGTGCACAGGCTCTGGCGAAGATCGCAGAAATCAAAGCTAAGTTCGGACTGAAAGGAGCAAGTCTATGACGGGCAAAGAAGCAATTATTCATTATCTGGAGACGCACAAGAGCTTCTGTGCGCCGGACGTTGCCGCGCTAACAGGCGCAACAGTAACCAGCATAAATCAGGCCGCGGCTAAAATGGCACGTGCAGGTCTTCTGGTTATCGAAGGTAAGGTCTGGCGAACGGTGTATTACCGGTTTGCTACCAGGGAAGAACGGGAAGGAAAGATGAGCACGAACCTGATTTTTAAGGAGTGTCGCCAGAGTGCCGCGATGAAACGGGTATTGGCGGTATATGGAGTTAAAAGGTGACCATCTACATCACTGAGCTAATAACAGGCCTGCTGGTAATCGCAGGCCTTTTTATTTGGGGGAGAGTAAATCGTGGTTGAGTTGATTTTTTCTGCATTGAGGATTCTCGGTGCTATGTGGATGGTGTCGACGTTCATTGCGGTTGTCGGAAGTTTTGTCCGGTTGGTAGGCGAAGGTAAAGACCTGGTGGGTGTGCTGTTCGGTAGCATTCTCCTGTGGGTGATTATCGGTGTTGCGCCTGTCGCTGTAGCAAAAATGGCGTGGCGTTTTGTGAGTTGAGGTGACAATGAAGCAAATATACATGCTTCGCAACGAAGCAATCAGAAACAACGCCATAGACGCAATACTCTCACTTCCGATCGACGACAAGTCACCTCACGAAGTCCACATTAAAGAACCAAAGCGGAGCAATCCTCAAAACCGCCTTATGTGGGCGTTATTGCAGGACGTATCACGTCAGGTGCTTTGGCATGGACAGAGACTTGCGCCGGAGGACTGGAAAGACCTGTTCACTGCCCTGTGGCTTAAGACCAAAAAACTGGAGCAACGAAGTGTGCCTGGTATCGATGGTGGCGTTGTCATGCTTGGCGTGCGTACCAGCAAAATGCGAAAGGCCAGCATGACTGAGCTTATCGAAATCATGTTTTGGTTCGGCTCAGAGCGCAACGTGCGGTGGAGTGATGACTCCCGGCGAGAGTATGAATGGTCACAACGAAAAGGTAGGGCTGCATGACTATCAAATCAAATACACCAGCACACGACAAGGACTGCTGGCAAACGCCGCTTTGGCTTTTTGATGCGCTGGATATTGAGTTTGGATTCTGGCTGGATTCAGCTGCGAGCGACAAAAATGCTCTGTGCGCTCACTGGCTAACTGAGGCCGACGACGCACTCAATTCTGAGTGGATAAGCCACGGTGCAATCTGGAATAACCCACCGTACAGCAATATCAGGCCGTGGGTGGAAAAAGCCGCTGAGCAGTGCATACAACAGCGACAGACGGTAGTGATGCTTGTGCCAGAGGATATGTCTGTCGGATGGTTCAGCAAGGCTCTGGAGAGTGTTGACGAAGTTCGCATTATCACTGATGGACGGATTAATTTTATCGAACCATCGACAGGGCTGGAGAAGAAGGGAAACAGTAAAGGCTCCATGCTGCTGATTTGGCGACCGTTCATCAGTCCTCGACGGATGTTTACTACCGTATCCAAAGCGGCATTGATGGCGATCGGGCAGGGCGTCAGGAGGGCGGCATGAGGCGACAGCGACGAAGTTTCACCGACATCATCTGCGAAAACTGCAAATACCTTCCAACGAAACGCTCCAGAAATAAACGCAAGCCAATCCCAAAAGAATCTGACGTAAAAACCTTCAATTACACGGCTCACCTGTGGGATATCCGGTGGCTAAGACATCGTGCGAGGAAAACAAGGTGATTGACTAAAATCGAAGTTACGAACAAGAAAGCGTCGAGCGGGCTTCAGTGTACACTGAGTGGATTCTATCTAGGCTTAGTGCATACAGAAGATTGCTGGTAAAGGACATGCCAGGCAAAACGATGAGGACTGATATTTATGAAAACATCTGATTTTTTACTGTTCTTGCATGCGGTACAGGAGGGGCTTTGACCGGGCATTTTATCGTGAATATTTTCACTTGGTATTTCTTTGGTTTTAGAGATTACTTCACTCGATGGGTTTTAAATAGTTTTCGTCGGTTTATCGGGTGCAAGCCTGATATGAGAATTTATAAAGATGAAAAGAATTGATTGTTAATGTGTTATGAGGTTTTTTGTTGTGAGTTTGTAATTTGCTTTTATAGAAATACATTAAGTAAATATAATTAAATATTCAAATTGTATATGTATGCGACATGTTGGTGTTTGGTCGCATACACTGTTGAATATTTGGCTAATGTTATATCAATGTAGAGTTAAAGTCTAACACAACATAGACTCTCTATATGCTAACGTCTTGACTATAACTGCAATTATTTTTTCATTAACTTCGTTACCAATGCTTAAACGCGAAATATCTTTCTCATGAGTTTTGTTCAAAAATATCAAGAAATTTTTCATTTCGTTTGGTAATGTATTTAGTTCTGTTTCTGAGAATCTTTTTTCATAAATCTCATCGATTTTATGTTTGCATGTTTCTGATTGTGATGTATTTAAAATGGCTCTTTCTCCTTGGGTACAGGAGTTTATAACTTCTTTCAGTATTTGTTTTTGGTCTTCTGGGGATGTTCTTTGTCCATTGAATGCGTAAGATATCCTGTCTTTTGTTTTGAAAAGTGGCATGGTTATATTTTTTGTATGCTGGAGGTCAACACAAAGAGCTATTGCCTGAGTATTTAGTATGTCCGGATTATGGGAGTAAGTTGATCTTTTCAAAGCATTAGCACTTGCTGATGCCCCTTCATATGGATTTTGATGAAATAATAGATTTAGTATGTTTACGATGAATAAAGACATCATTTGTGGTGGTGTGCCTTTCTCAAGAGAGCGCATGATTGCTCCCGATAAAGAGGACATCAGACTTAATCCTTGTGTTAATACCCGCTGGGTGGTTTTAAAGGCCGCTTCTTGCGATATAAATCTCTGAGCAGAATTTGGGTTATCAGAAGAACCATGTTTATAAGCTTTATACCATGAGTCACCTAATATAGCTAAGGCCAATGGTATATCAGCATAACTCACTCCCCTACCTATAGTTCTTACTATGCTACCTGTTTTAACTGCTCCATTAAGCATTAACAGTGGTGACATGGTTAGTAATGTACTTGTTAAACATAGAGTAAATCGTGCTATAACCGAACCTGTTATTTTTTTATTACTTATACAATACTTAACTTCATCTATTAGTTTAGGATATTGATAGAATATTGTTGGTGCATGAAATAAAGTTGCTGATAGTAAATCACCAAGTATGCGTACCTGGGTTATATCTAGTGATAATACATTACTTAAGAATGCTTCTGTATTTATTGTTGGAGAAGGTGATGTATATAAAGATGGTTGTTGAGACTGTGAAGGTGATTTGTTATAGTCGCCATTAAAAAATAATGCCTGTATGAGCAAGTGAATGCTGATTCCGCCTCCGGCTCTGAACGCATATGGAAGTATCTGTTCGATTTTATTGTGTATGGCCATATAGGCTTTATAAAAACATCCTGACTGATTATATACCTGATGATATTGATCGTTCAGAACTCTCATAAGATGGAGAACAGTTTCTGCACTCTCATTCTCTTTTGGTATAATTTCATGAATGATGCTGTCTAGTTGATATTTTTGCTTGCATGTTAGGATTTTTGTAATTCTTTCATCGATTTCAATGCATATTGAATTATTTTTATCGGATAATAACAAATCATTTTCCTGTGTATTTGTTTGTATCTCTTGTGGGATATTAATTACCACATCCGTACATGTTCTATCCACCTCATTTGTCTTTATGTTGTCAAGAAAATCATTTAACGTCAGTTGAGAACCCAATTCATTAATGTAGTCCAATGATGACGTAGAAGAGCTATTATCAAGAAAATCGTTCAGAGTGAGCTCGGAGTCGTTTCTTGTTATCGGATATACATTTGTGGAAGCGGCTAATTTAATACTCCGGTTGCTGGAGGTAGAAGCTGTTGGTTCAGAGGTTGACGAACACTGCATGTCAATGCATACATAACCTTTATTTGAAGTTGAATTTGGAATCAAGTTTCCTCCTGAATTAATGGTTTTCCATAATACTAACTATTGATAAAAATATTTTGCATTTCATTAAAATAAAAAATCCCATGGAAAATATTTTTTGTTAGTTATTACATACAGCACATCAGGTCGTCAATATAGTCTAACTATAGTTATCACTAAAAACTTGCCTCGATTTTAGATTTTTCCAGTATTTGTAGATATTGCACTGAACACCGAATACGTAGCAGAGGGTGTCTACACGATAACGTGCTATGAGCTACCATGTTGTCGAAAAATTGTTTAGTGAGTATGACATCAGGAATGTGGTGGTCTGTTTTAATATTTCTATTTCTATTTCTATTTCTATTTCTATTTGTTGTGATTTTTCTTTAGTTCATGTATTTCGATTTGTTTCTGAATTATCGGGGGTAGTGTCTTCCCTTTTCCCTGAGGCTTATCATGCAGTTATTTTCGCCATCTTGGTATTGTGGAAATACCGACATCCATAGCTTTGGTGAGCTCTGTTCAGGTGGCCAAATTCAGAAAACCATTACGGAGGAAGAAGGCGATGGCTAAACCAGCGCGAAGACGATGTAACCGTAAAAGAGAAGATTTAACTGTTAAAAGGATATTTGAGTTACTAAGTTTCGATAAATCTACCGGGGTATTTAGATGGAAAGTTCCCACTCAGGGAAGGATAGCATTAAATAGTGTTGCTGGAACTTTTGATTCCAACGGTTATTCAATGATCATGATAGATGGGCGTAGATATAAAACTCACGTCTTAGTTTTTTACATAACTCATAATCGTTGGCCTGCTGGTCAAATTGACCACGTTAATGGAATTAGGACCGACAATAGGCCAGAAAATTTAAGAGAATGCCTGCCAATAGAAAATTCAAGAAATATAAGGATCCGAAAGAATAGCAAATCAGGTTGCAGAGGGGTTACTTGGCACAAACGACAGAAAAAATGGAATGTTAGGCTAGGATTCCATGGCAAGAGTAAACACTTCGGATGCTTTGATGATCTGGAGTTAGCGGTACTAGTTGCTGAAGAAGCCCGAGATAAGTATTACGGTGATTTTTCCGGCAACGAAAGGAGCACTTATGCGAATCTATCGAAGGAAATGTAAATGTTGCAATGAATGGTTTATACCAAAATATCAAAATCAATATTGGTGTAATGAGATTTGTGGAACAAAGATAGCACTCGAACGACGAAGTAAAGAACGCGAAAAAGCGGAAAAAGCAGCAGAGAAGAAACTACGACGAGAGGAGCAGAAACAGAAAGATAAACTGAAGATTCGAAAACTCGCCTTAAAGCCCCGCAGTTACTGGATTAAACAAGCCCAACAAGCCGTAAACGCCTTCATCAGAGAAAGAGACCGCGACTTACCATGTATCTCGTGCGGAACGCTCACGTCTGCTCAGTGGGATGCCGGACATTACCGGACAACTGCTGCGGCACCTCAACTCCGATTTGATGAACGCAATATTCACAAGCAATGCGTGGTGTGCAACCAGCACAAAAGCGGAAATCTCGTTCCGTATCGCGTCGAACTGATTAACCGCATCGGGCAGGAAGCAGTAGACGAAATCGAATCAAACCATAGCCGCCATCGCTGGACTATCGAAGAGTGCAAGGCGATCAAGGCAGAGTACCAACAGAAACTCAAAGACCTGCGAAATAGCAGAAGTGAGGCCGCATGACGTTCTCAGTAAAAACCATTCCAGACATGCTCGTTGAAGCATACGGAAACCAGACAGAAGTAGCACGCAGACTGAAATGTAGTCGCGGCACGGTAAGAAAATACGTTGATGATAAAGACGGGAAAATGCACGCCATCGTCAACGACGTTCTCATGGTTCATCGCGGATGGAGTGAAAGAGATGCGCTATTACGAAAGAATTGATGGCAGCAAATACCGAAATGTTTGGGTAGTTGGCGATCTGCACGGATGCTACACGAACCTGATGAAAAAACTGGAGACGATAGGATTCGACACCAAAAAAGACCTGCTTATCTCGGTTGGCGATTTGGTCGATCGCGGTACAGAGAACGTTGAATGCCTGGAATTAATCACATTCCACTGGTTCAGAGCTGTACGTGGAAACCATGAGCAAATGATGATTGATGGCTTATCAGAGCGCGGAAACGTCAATCACTGGCTGCTTAATGGCGGTGGCTGGTTCTTTAATCTCGATTACGACAAAGAAATTCTGGCTAAAGCTCTTGCCCATAAAGCAGATGAACTTCCGTTAATCATCGAACTGGTGAGTAAAGATAAAAAATATGTCATCTGCCACGCCGATTATCCTTGTGACGAATACGAGTTTGGAAAGCCAGTTGATCATCAGCAGGTAATCTGGAACCGCGAACGAATCAGCAACTCACAAGACGGGATCGTGAAAGAAATCAAAGGCGCGGACACGTTCATCTTTGGTCATACGCCAGCAGTGAAACCACTCAAGTTTTCCAACCAGATGTATATCGATACCGGCGCAGTGTTCTGCGGAAACCTCACATTGATTCAGGTACAGGGAGAAGGCGCGTGGGCATAAGAGAACTAAACCTCACCAAAGAGCAGCACGAGTGGCTGAATGGCTGGCTTGAACTGTGGGGCGCATGGGTTTATTCAGGTCGTCTGGAAAAGCGCATGAGCAGCGTAATAGCGAAGTTCATGGAGAGCGTAGAGCCGGGAAGAGTTATGACAAGGCCAATGTGCAATGATGATGATGGAATGTTGATTTCTCAGGTCGTCGATTCCGTCATGTACATTGACAAAAAAGCCTTTGGCATCCTCCTCAGCTACTACGCTCATGGTTCATCTAAGCGAGCAATTGCATCCTACTATCACGCGACTGCAAAGCCACGCAAGATGTGTGGACGTGGTGGCGAGGGATGGAGAAAACCTTCACTGGCAACCTGTAGAAACGAAATTGACGACATCCTGAAAGCGTCATTATTTGTTTTGTACCAACCAATGCAAAATGCTTTCAAAATGCGTAAACGTGTTGAGAAAGTTAAGCATGTTGCTGTTAAAAACCTTGACATGCAATTAGCCATTTAGCCATAATTAGAGGGTAAGCTGCCGTTAGTGACTCTTAAGTTGCAACGGTGGCTTTTTTGTTTGCACAACAGGTAAGAGCATTGAACCCGCAGACCTCGCGGAATTGGTGAAAGGTGCCGCGCAGTGCTCTTATCGTTGTGGTGAATACGCAGGCTGATGCGTTAATCAGGTGAACGAGACACCCGCCGGTCCGTGATATGGCACACCGTGCCGGTCATATCTGCCGCGGTTAGGTTTACGAGGATTTCGTAAAGCTGGTCTAGGGTGAAGCCGTGAAAGCGGAGGAAGTAAAACGAGGCGTCGGTACACGCCTATCGTCATTAAGTCGGAGTTCAGCACCGACCGCCACAACCCAAACTGGGCCGTAGCCACTGGCTATCCTGAATTCATCAGTGATAGTTATGCTGCGGCTTTCTACACATGACCTTCGTGAAAGTGGGTGGCAGGAGGTTGCGCTAACAACCTCATGCCGTTTTGCCCGTGCATATCGGTCACGAACAAATCTGATTACTAAACACAGTAGCCTGGATTTGTTCTATCAGTAATCGACCTTATTCCTAATTAAATAGAGCAAATCCCCTTATTGGGGGTAAGACATGAAGATGCCAGAAAAACATGACCTGTTAGCCGCCATTCTCGCGGCAAAGGAACAAGGCGTCGGGGCAATCCTTGCGTTTGCAATGGCGTACCTTCGCGGCAGATATAATGGCGGTGCGTTTACAAAAACAGTAATCGACGCAACGATGTGCGCCATTATCGCCTGGTTCATTCGTGACCTTCTCGACTTCGCCGGACTAAGTAGCAATCTCGCTTATATAACGAGCGTGTTCATCGGCTACATCGGTACTGACTCGATTGGTTCGCTTATCAAACGCTTCGCTGCTAAAAAAGCCGGAGTAGAAGATGGTGGAAATCAATAATCAACGTAAGGCGTTCCTCGATATGCTGGCGTGGTCAGAGGGAACTGATAACGGACGTCAGAAAACCAGAAATCATGGTTATGACGTCATTGTAGGAGGAGAGCTATTCACTGATTACTCCGATCACCCTCGCAAACTTGTCACGCTAAACCCCAAACTCAAATCAACAGCGGCCGGACGTTACCAGCTTCTTTCCCGTTGGTGGGATGCCTATCGTAAGCAGCTTGGCCTGAAAGACTTCTCTCCGAAAAGCCAGGACGCTGTTGCACTGCAGCAGATTAAAGAGCGTGGCGCTTTGCCGATGATTGATCGCGGTGATATCCGTCAGGCAATCGACCGTTGCAGCAATATCTGGGCTTCATTGCCGGGGGCTGGTTATGGCCAGTTCGAGCATAAGGCTGACAGCCTGATTGCAAAATTCAAAGAAGCAGGCGGAACGGTCAGAGAGATTGATGTATGAGCAGAGTAACCGCGATTATCTCCGCTCTGGTTATCTGCATCATCGTCAGCCTGTCATGGGCTGTTAATCATTACCGTGATAACGCCATGACCTACAAAGAGCAGCGCGACAAAAACGCCAGAGAGCTGAAGCAGGCGACCGCCACCATTACTGACATGCAGCAGCGCCAGCGTGCTGCTGATGTACTC